GCCGGCGGTGAACCCACCCTTGCCTACCTGGAATGGTGCGCCCCTGATCCGGTGATGGCCTGTGACGCTGGTGACCGGTGCACTCACGCGAAAAACGCTGTCGGCTGCGGTTGCGACAAACCGGATCTTTGGGCGATGGCGAACCCGGCCCTGGGGAAGCGCCGCTCCAACGGGACCGGGCTCAGTTTTGAGTACATTAAGGCCGAAAGGCGCGCACTGCCTGTGTCGGAGTTCTGCCGGGAACGAATGGGCTGGTGGGACTTGCCTGAGGAGGGCGCCGCTCCGCTGTCGTTGCAGCTTTGGCACGGACTCGGTGGCTCGAATCCCGGTATGGCACGGGTGATCGCCGTCGGTGTGGATGTGTCGCCTGACTCTGCGGTGTCGGCTATCGGTATTGCCACGTGGAGGGACGACGGGCTGCCGCACGTGGAACTTGTCGAGCATTTGCCCGGGACGGGCTGGGTGATGGACCGGGTCATGGGCATCGTCGAACGGCGGAACCCCGTGGCGGTGGTGCTGAACCCATCAGGGCCGGCTGGCGCGTTCGAACAGCACTTCCGGAACCGTGGCCTCATCACCCTCGCTGACGACAAGCCCACACCCTTCGGTAAGCACCGTCTGGTGCTGACCACGTCCAGGGCGTACGCGCAAAGCTGTGGGGACTTCACCAACATGGTGACGAACGGCGGCCTGGGGCACCCGTCGCAGATACCGTTGAACACTGCGGTGGAAGGCGCACGGTCCCGGCCGGTCGCGCAAGCGTGGGCTTGGGATGCTGCGCCTGGGTATGACATATGTCCGCTGGTGGCAGTGACATTGGCGTTGCACGGCCTGGTAACCTTCGGCGAGAAGAATCCTCCTGAGCCCTTCTTCCTTCAATGAGGTAGTCATGGTCCTCACCCGGCAGGACATTCTGACGGCGATCAAGATTCGCAAGCTGTTGTTTCAGTCGAACAGCACCGGCGTGACCCTGGAAGAGTCCGCGGCGTTTCTGGCGAAGGCACTGCAACTGAAGAACCGTTATCGCAACGGCGATTCAATGCGCGTAGGCTGAACCTGACCCGCAACTGGAGGTTCCAATGCCTGACCCGATGGGCGAACTGGGGCAGATCGGCCCGCACTCCGACCCGAACGGTGACGCTGCCTGGCTTGCCGGGCAGGCAACCGCTGACACCCAGGTTGGCACCGTATCCGGTGTCAGCTACGACGCCATGTCGCACAGCCCGCCGACCGGCGGGTCGCACATGAACCCTTACGACACGGTGAAGCATTCCGGCGTGGCCTGTTAGCTTCGCTGTCCCGCGGCTAGGCCCTGCTGGGCGCTCTTAAACGCCTGGCAGGGCCTAGCATGCTTCTATGACCTCAATGACCGCCTTTCTGGAACGGGTGGACCCTGAAGACGTCACTGCCCGTGCCCGTGAAGTCAGTTTCATCGAGACTGTTGCCCGGCTTCTGGCGGTGATACTTTTCGCTTTCGGCTGGGTGATCGCGAAGGCGTTCACCGTGGTGTGGTTCGCTGCGGTGTGGGTTGCCTTGTCGTTCGCTGATGGGTGGGCCGCCGCACGTGCCGACACCAAAACCTTGCGTGAAATGAAGGCCGCACGTAACACCGGAGGGTAACCCGTTATGGGCGTTCTGGAGCGCGTCAACGCGAAGATGGCCAGGCGGAACTCTCCCGCGCCGTCTCAGCGTGACATGTCCCTGAACGTGGACGAATGGTCGGCGCTGTTCGAGTTCGGTGGCCTGACGTACCCGCTCATCCAAACCACGATGGGCAACGTCAAGGAGGAGCGCATTGTCGGCTCCACCATCGCCGCTCATCACGGCAACACCGCTGTGTTCGCGCTGGTGCAGGCGAGGATGCAGGCGTTCTCCCAGATCAGGTTCCAGTGGACCCGGTTCAAGGGCTCCGATCCCGGCGACCTGTTCGGTTCCCCGGACTTGTCGGTGCTGGAACACCCGTGGCCCGGTGGGCTGACCGCTGACCTGCTCGCCCGGATGGAAATTGACAACTCCATCGCCGGGAACTCCTACATTGTCCGGCCCCGCGGTGACCGGCTGGCCAGGCTCCGCCCGGACCTGGTGACGATCATCCTCGGTTCTCAGCTTGACGCCGACTTTCCCATGGACGCCGAAGATGTGGAAGTCGCCGGGTATGCGTACTGGCCGCGGTCTGGCCGGGCGAAGTTTTTCCTCCCGAACGAGGTTGCGCATTACGCCTCGCAGCCGGACCCGAACTTCCAGTTCCTGGGCATGTCGTGGCTGACCGCGTGTATCCGCGAAGTGCAGGGCGACTCCCTGGCCGTGGAGCACAAGGCCAGGTTTTTCCAGAACGCCGCAACCCCGAACTTGGCGATCAAGTTCGACCCCACCATCCCGATCGACATGGTGACAAAGTTCAAGGCCCTGATGGAGGAGGAACACAAGGGCGCGTTCAATGCGTACAAGACCCTCTATCTGGGTGGTGGCGCTGACCCGGTCACGGTCGGGAAGGATTTCCAGCAGCTCGACTTCGCCGCGACGCAAGGTAAAGGCGAATCCCGCCTGGCCGCCGCAGCGGGTGTCCCGCCGTCCTGGGTGGGCTTCTCCGAGGGACTTCAGGGATCGTCGCTGAACGCGGGGAACTTCAACTCGGCCCGGAGGCGGTTCTCCGACGGCACCATGTACCACCTGTGGATGTGTGCGTGCTCGGCGCTGGAATCCATCATGACGGTGCCACCGGGGGCAAATCTGTGGTTCGACGCACGTGTGCCGTTCATGCGTGCAGACGAGCAGGACATCGCCGCGGTGGCGCAGTCGCAAGCTTCCACGATCACCACACTGGTACGGGAAGGCTTCGAGCCGGACTCGGTTATCAAGGCCGTTGCTAACAACGACATGAGCTTGCTGAAGCACACGGGGCTGCTGTCGGTGCAGTTGCAGCCCCCGGGCACAGCGGTGCCGTCGGAGCCGCAGCAGCCTGGCCTGCCGAAGCTGGACGCTGCCCCCGCGGCGAAGTCCCGGCCGGTGATTGACCTGGTTCCTGTGTCGCGGGGGAAGGTGAGGGCTGGGGGCTCCGACCATGTGGAGAGTTCCACGGCGCACCTGCTGGAAACGGTGTCTCATGATCTGGCGCACGCACGCAGGCATCTGGCGCATCTGCGGGATTCCACTACGCCGGACAATATTGAGTTCAATCAGGACCATATCGGCAATCACCTGGAATCGGCTTCGGAGCATGCGCAACGGCTGGCCAACCACCTTCGTAAGCATTACAAGGTGGAGGGCGCTGAACTGGAAGCGCTCGAAGCGGCGCACCCCGCTGATACGAACTCAGAGCCTGTGGTACTAAAGCAAAAGCGCCATATACCAGTTACGGTTAGCTCTAACGGAAGGGCTGCCATCGGAGGGCCGGATGAGCACTGAGAGTGCACGCCGGGTGCGCCGCGCCCTGGCAGGGGACCGTTCTGTCACCGTCACCCGTGCTCTCGCCTTCGACGACATCCACATTCGTAAGGGCGGCACGGGCCGGGATGTGGTCGCCTACGCCGCGGTGTTCAACACCCCGTCGGAGATTGTGGACCAGGACGGGCATTACAACGAGCAGAACGACCCGGCGTCGTTCAACCGGTCTCTCGCCGACCGCGCGGACCAGATTTTCTCGGTGTACAACCACGCCAAGTCCCTGGATGGCACCCCGTCGGACATGTGGTCGGTGCCGCTGGGCAAGCCGCTGGAGATGAAGCCTGACAAGAGGGGCTTGTACACCGTCACCCGGTTCGACCCTGGCCCAGAAAATGACCGCATCCTCACCGCCATCCAGTCCCAGTCTCTGCGTGGCATGAGTTACACCGGCGTGTTCGTCCAAAGCGACCCTGAAAGGTCCGGCTATTCGCAGTACAAGCCAGACCGCAACGGCGAACTGCCCCTGGTGACCCGGAAGGAAATCGCCCTCATCGAGTACGGGCCTACGCCGATCCCGGCGTTTGTCACAGCGGAAATCGTCGGTGTAAGGGCGAGGGAACTGGCAGCGATGGTGCGCGGTGGGTACAGCGCCGAGGCGGCTGAAGCTATGGTGCGCGATGGGTTCGGTTCCGAGCCGGCCGCCCGGGAGGTCATTGAGTTGAACGGTTCCAGCCGTACCGGTGTGCCTGTTCATCACACTGACGTTTCCACCACCGACTACCACGCCGAAACTGAAGTCGGCAAGATGAAGTTCCCGACGTCCTGGGATCACATGCAGTCGGTGTACGCCCTCGCCGACCAGGCAGCCGGTGCGGACAGCGGTAACAAGTACCTGCCCGAACACGGGCACCTCCCGCACCACCATGTCGGTGACGATGGCAACCCCGGCCCAGCCAACTTGATCGCTTGCCGGAACGCCTTGCTGAAGGCCGACACCATCGAAGGGTTCCCGACCGACAGTAAGCAGAAGGCGAAGGCGCACCTGCGGGCGCACATCGAAGACGCCGGCGCGTCCACGCAGGCGGACAACAAGACGTACCCGGCGGTGGTGACAGGAGCCGCAGGCATGACCAGCAATTCAGGCAGGACCGGGCAGGAGGAAACGGAGCGGGCCACCGCCGCTCCTGTGGCCGATGACATGGCCAGTCCCGCACCGGAACGTGACACGACAGTTGCCACCCATGGGCCGCACACCGGCGCGCATTCACATAATCACAATGCTTACGACGGCCCCGACGACAACAGCGACGGAATGCACGGCCACGAGCACGAACACGAAGGCGATGCGATGCACGACCACGACCACGAGCCGGGTACCTCGGGCCGGGCGGGCAAGAAGAAGAAGAAGGGCAAGTCCCCGGAGCCGGACGCTGATGACATGGGCATGCCGACTGGTGTTGCCGCAGCGAAGGCCGGCAAGTTTGACCCCGACAAGGACGGCGACGACGACTCCAAGGCGGCCACCGACAAGGACCATGATTACTGGACCGCCGATGGCAAGCAGAAGAAGCCGGTCCCTGGCAAGCCGATGAAGGACAGTAAGGGAGGCCGGGACGACGGCCCGGCTGAAGGCAGCCAGCGCGCTGACGGTGTGGACACTTCCCCGTGGGACGCTGGAAAGGTGTGGGCCAAGGGGTCGGCTGCGAATGACCCGGCGAAGTTCTTCGCTTCCGTTTGCGCTGGCCGCCGCAATGGTGACTCGAAGTTGCAGGCCACGTGGGCGCTTCCGCATCACTACAGTCCCGGTGACCCGCCGAACGCGGCGGGGGTTAGCGCGGCACTCGGCCGGCTGCGCAATACGCAGGGTTTGGTGAACTCCACGGCAGCGAAGGCGCACTTGGAGGCACATGAACGCGCCATTCAGGCGGCAAAGAGTGGTACAAAGGGTTCTAGCAGTTCCGGCAGGAACCCAGCCGCCGCCGTCCCGCGTAACGCAGACGCAAGCACTGGGTCCGCAGCCGCCACGCCAGGGCCGCAGCCGCACCCGGCAAACACCAGCACTACAAACAGGAGCAACACGATGGCAGACCTAATGTCCATCGACCAGCGGCAGGCGCGGCTCGCCGAGGTTCAGCATCGTCTTCAGGAAATCGACGCCGAGAACATGGGCGCCGAGCTTCCCGATGACACGAGGACCGAGTGGAGCGCCCTTCAGCAGGAGCTGGTCATTCACCAGCGGGCCATTAAGGACGCGACGGCCCGGTCGGAGTACCTGCGGACCATTCTGGAGAACCCTGAGCTTCAGGGCTTCACCGAAGGCACCGGCAACGGCGGCATCGGTTACGGCAACGGTGACGGCAACGTCCCCGCCGCATACGGTGGCCCCGGTTCCCGCACCGCCCCCACCTACCGGCAGACCAACGGCAACGGCACCCCGGCGTTCTATAACCCGATGCGTTCGGAGCAGGTTTTCGACCTGACTGCGATCCGGCAGCGGGCGCACAACTTCGACGAGGTCCCGGTGCTGATGCGTGAGCACGCCATGCGGGCCATCGAGATGGTGCGGTACGCGGGGCCGAAGTCCCGGGAGGACTGCCAGACCACGGTCGCGAACCTGCTGGACCGGGTGGACGACGAGCAGGGCACCCTGGCCCGGCGTGTGCTGACCACCGGTTCCCCGATTTACGACCGGGCGTTCGGCAAGATGCTCGGCAAGCTGTCGGTGAACGGGCTGTCCACGGAAGAGTCCCGGGCGCTTCAGCTCGGCGTGGACTCCGCGGGTGGCTTCGCCGTTCCGTTCCAGCTCGACCCGACCGTGATCTTGTCCTCGAACGGTGCCATCAACCCGCTGCGGCAGATCAGCCGGGTGGAGCAGATCACCGGCAAGGAATGGGACGGTGTGACGTCCGCTGGTGTGGTCGTCAACCGTGTGGCTGAAGGTACTGAGGCCGCGACCGGTGACCCGCTGCTGGTGCAGCCCAACGTCCGCACCACGCGGGTGCAGGGCTTCGTGCCGTTCAACATCGAGCTGGACGTTTCCTGGGGCGCGCTGCGGTCCCAGATGACGAACCTGCTGATGGACGCCAAGGACATTGAGGAGGCCACCTCCTTCGCCCTGGGCAACGGCACCGCCCCGAACGCGAACGGTGTCATCACCACGCTGCACGACCAGTCGGCTGGTTCGCTGGTCAACACGGCAGGCACGGCGACGCTGGCGATTGGTGACCTGTACAACCTGGAGAACAACATGGCTCCCCGGTTCCGGCAGCAGTCGGCTTACCTGGCGAGCAAGACCACGTTCAACAGGTTCCGTCAGCTCTTCCAGGCTCTGGCTTCGGCGGCGTTCGACTCGTGGGTGCGGCCTTCGGCTGGTACTCCGGCGACGTTCAACGGTTACCCGGCGTACGAACTGTCCACGATGACGACCTCGATCGCCTCTGGTTCCCTCGTTCTGCTTCAGGGCGACTTCAGCCAGTTCCTGATCGTGGACCGTATCGGTATGGGCATCGAGCTGATCCCGCACCTGTTCGGCGCTACGAACCGGTTCCCTGTTGGCCAGCGGGGCATCCTGGCGATCTGGTTCAACAACTCCAGGGTGCTGGTCCCGAACGCCTTCAGGCTGCTTCAGACCCTGTAGGCTCACAGTCTGGGGACAACGAAACCGCCTTCCTGGTTCAGGCCGGGGGGGCGGTTTCGTGTCTACAATCACAGGTATCTGACCTGGAGGTAGACGATGCCGTTGCGCTCGTTTTTCAAGGCCGTTGAACCTGGCAGTTCGCAGCCTGTGTATACAGCGGAAGCGGGTGACGTGGAAGTTACTATCGCAACGTTGCCTCTTCCTGGGCAGTCGCAGTCGTCGAGCGGGTACAACTTCTATGTTGGTGGCCCGGAGCTGGCTGTCGATGGCGGCGGCGGTTTGTACGTGATGACGTCGCAGTTTTCGACTGAGGTCGATGAAGGCGACGAGATTTGGGTGGCGGTGCCGAAGCAGGAAATCGCATGGTCCGCGGTGGGTGTGCCGCTGACGGTGCTGGTGCGGTCCCGGCGGCAGAAGCCGCGGCCGGCTGGTGAGAAGACGCGGCAGGCCACCAGGTAGTATTCTGCGCTTGGGTGACAGCCTGTGTGAAAAGAGGCCGGGAGCATGAGCGGACTCCCGGCCTCAGGCGGCACCCCGCCGAGGAAAGGCACCACCTATGGCAGAAGGTAGCAGGCGTGGTATCGCGGTGAACGCGCCGCTGTCACGGTTCGGCTGCGGGCATGTGGGCCGTGTTAACGAGTCGTGGCGGTCGAAGGTTTCGGTGTTCATCCGTGTCGCTGAGATTCGCAGCGATCGTGTGGACGCCGCCGGCCGCAAGTGCCCGGACTGCTCATGAAGCTCTGCGAGCATAGGCGTAAGCCGGACAAGGCGGTCTAAAATTCGTATCCTCTGGCACAGCAACTCCGCCTGGGCACATACCGGATACGGCACGCAGACGGCCATATGGGTGCCGAAACTCGCGGAACTGGGACATGAAGTCGCTATCAGTGCGTTCTATGGTCTCAAAGGCGGCCCGCAACGGTGGCAAGGGCATGCCGTGTACCCCGCAGGGCAGCATGCGTACGGCGGCGACATCATCGGCGACCACGCCGACCACTTCAAAGCGGACCTGATTATCTGCTTGATGGACCAGTGGGCTTTGCCTAAGGACCGGCTCGGCGGCCGGAACGTGGCTTTCTGGATGCCGGTGGATTGCGCGCCGCTGTCCAAACGTGACCTCGACGGTCTGCAGCAGGCTAAAGAGATGGGTGTTAAGACGCACCTTCTGGCGCTGACCGAGTTCGCGCAAGCACAACTGGAGGAAGCCGGGTACAGCTCCATGTATGTGCCGCACGGCATCAACACCACAAACTTGTGGGTTCCGCCCGCCGACAGGAAGGCAGCGAGGGAAGCCCTCGGCCTGGATGACAGGTTCATCATCTTCACCGACGCGGCGAACCTGTCCCATGACCGTAAGGGGTACGCGGAACTGTTCGCGGCGTTTTCCCAGTTCCGGTTGCGGCACAAGGACGCTCTGCTGATGGTCCACGCGCACCAGATCACCGCCACCGGCCTTGACCTGCCGTACATGGCGACCCGGATGGGGTGCCTGGATGGGGTGGCGTGGACCGACCAGTACCTGCTGACCGCCGGGCTGATCCGCCCTGAAACGCTGAGGTCCAACTATGGGATCGCCGACGTGTACGCCGGTGCTTCTTTGGCGGAAGGGTTCGGTTTGCCGGCGTTGCAAGCACTGGCGAGCGGGGTGCCGGTGGTGTCCACCCGTGGCACCGGGAAGGACCAGTACGGCCCTGGGAGGCACGGACCCGGTGCGTGGGGCAGTGCGATGCACGAAGTTGTTGGCCCGGTGGCTTACGAGGTGAAGTCGGAACCGTACTGGCGGCCCGGTCATGACGCCTGGTGGGATAAGCCGCTCATCGGGGAGCTTGTCAAGGCGTTCGAGAAGGCGTACAAGAGAGATGGGCCGTATCAGGCGAAGTGCGCGGCGTCTTTGGCGCATGCCCAGCAGTACGACGTGGATGTGGTCCTGGAGAAGTACTGGGTGCCCGCTCTCAAGGCCATTGAAGCCAAGCTATGAGCGGGCCGGTGACACCCGCCGATGGTGTGAGGGTGGTCAGGAACGCAGATGGTCTCGATGTGTGCACCGGCTGCGGAGCGCCGGTGGTCAAACTCTGGCGTAGTCAGATCCGGTCCATTCACCACGTCGCCCCGTGCGCAGAGGCTGAGCGTGTCTCCCGCGAAGAAAACTGAAGTTCAGCAGCCGCGGTTGCTGGTGATTGTGCCGTCACGTGGCCGCCCAGGGAAGCTTGCGGACCTCATCACCGCGATCAGGGCAACAAGAACAGTGTCAACCCAGGTGGCGGTTGGCCTTGATGGTGACGACCTGCGGTTGCGGGAGTACCTCACCGGCCCTACAGGTTCCGACATTGAGTATGTGGTGGGCGACCGCAAGTCCCTCACCGGGTGGACTAATGCGATCGCCCTAGACCGTCTTTCCCAGGGATACAGCCATTACGCCTCTCTGGGTGACGATCACCTGCCCCGTACCGAAGGCTGGGATGACACGCTGATGCGGGCTGCTGGCCGCGCTGGTATCGCTTACGGCAATGATTTGGCGCAAGGTGGGAACCTGGCGACGGCGCCGGTGATCAGTGTGGGTATCGTGCGTGTCTTGGGGTGGATGTGTCACCCGAAGATGGCCCACTACTGTGTGGACAACGTTTGGACCGATTTGGGCCATGCCGCCGATTGCCTGACGTATTGCCCGGATGTGATCATCGAGCATCTGCATCCCGCGTTCGGCAAGGGAGAGATAGACGCCACTTACCAGGAGGCTGGGGGGTTTCACCCAGGTCACCCTGACTACCAGGCATACCTGAACTGGGTGACCTGCGAACGGTCGCTGGACGCCGCCAAGGTTCAGGAGGCATGGTAGGGTAGACACGTCCTCTCCCGAGCAAGGAGTCTTTGTGGCTAACGACGTGATGGGCGCGTGGTCTGATTCGGCCCGGCGTGCAAACCCAGACGAGGAGTTTGTCACCCACCAGGCTGGGATGGCGTGGCTGGAAGGATGCGCCACGATAGAGGACTGGGGCTGTGGGATGGGGTACGCCAGGCAGTTCGCCGGTAACGCCGCCTACAAAGGCATCGACGGCAGCCCCGGCGAGTTCGTGGACGTGGTCGATGACCTAAGGACCCGTTCGTCCTCGCCCGACGGCATCCTCATGAGGCATGTCATCGAGCACAATGTTGACTGGCATCAGGTACTCACATCCGCGGTGGCGTCGTTCCGCAACCGCATGAGCCTGGTGATCTTCACGCCGTTCAGCGATGAGACCCACGTCATCCCCGGCACGGAGGGCAACATGGTGCCGGACATTTCCTTCGCCAAGGGCGACCTGACCGCATTCTTCCCCGGGCTGCTGGACCATGAGGCCAGCTTCAAGACAAGGACCCAATATGGCGCCGAGCACATCTTCTTCCTCGCCAGGCCCGGTGTGGAGCATATGCATCGCGACCTTGGCGAGCCGGAAGCTGAAACTCGCGCGGCTGCTTGATGTGCTGCTTCCCCAGGCGGAAGCGGTGTGGCCACAGGTGGAAGTCCTCGCCTTGCATAACAACGGTGAACGCGGCGGTCCTGGTCCCGTGAAGCAGGATCTGCTGATGGCCGCCACCGGCGAATACTTTTCCATAGTTGACGACGACGACATGGTGGAGCCGGACTATGTGCCGGTGATTCTTGCCGCGATGTGGGAGTCCGGCGCGGATTACATCGCGTTCGATCACGCCTATTACCACGACGGTGCACGGCACC